ACGATATTTTATTAACTGTAAAAGGACTTTTTCTGTACTAAGCGATAAGGTTTATCGTCCCATTCTTCATCTTCTGGATCTAAAGGGTGAGAAACTAAATAGTTATCTCGTATAAGTTGCCACGCTTGAGTAGTCGTATCTACTAAATCGTCGTGCTTTCCATAAGGAAAGGAAGCACATTCTTGAATTAAATCATCGACCCACGCTTCATTTAAAACCCAAACTAATCCTGTTTCTAACATTGATGCTACGACATGGGCTCTCGAAACTTTATCTCGATCTGGTGTAAATTCTTTTACAGGAACACCTGCTCTTCTTAAATCTTGAAGTAAGCTCTGTCCTGATGCTCGTTTCTCGACTAAGACGACATCGGGCTTCCAATCGAAAAAAGATTGTTGAGCTTCTTTTCTTAGTTCAGGATACTCGACACGATTACGCCACATCTCTAATAAAATTATACAAGCTTGATCTCTTCCTTCTTCGTCTATATGTGTAAACACACCCCATGTAGTTCGAGCTGAATAGTCTGCAGTTTCTTTCGCACTAAACGCAGTATCCCACGATTGAATAATCGTATGACATCCTGGTAATCTTTTCTTTTCCCATACACGCCACCAATCTCTTTTTAAAATTTGTCCTTGCTCCGCACTCGGTTTCTGCTGGTACAAACTTTGCCAAACTCTTTCTCCGACTGTCGCTTGAATCTTTTTTAATTTTTCTACGGGATAAGCTTCTGGCCACAGGGCATCCCCGTTATCGTTAAGCGCAGGGAGATCTAAAACTTTCCATGCCCCTGGTTCGTTTTCTAAAACCCAACCTGCGAGATCTTCTTCGTGCCATCTCGTTTGAATGATGATTACTTTTCCGCCAGGCATTAATCGTGTGAATGCGACCGACTTATACCACTCGATAAGATTTCTTCTTTGAACTTGAGATTCAGCATCTTCTCGCCCTTTTATCGGATCATCAATAATTAATAAATGTGCACCACGACCTGTAATTGCACCACCCGCACCGACCGCTGAGTATGTTCCACCTTGAACTGTATGAAAACGTTTCGCTGAAGTAGAATCATCTCGAAGTGTCGTGTTCGGAAAAACTTTAAGGAACTCTTCCGATTTCACATGGTTACGAACCTTGCGTCCAAAGTCATCAGCTAGTTCTTGAGCATAAGTAGATTGAATAACAAAGTTTTTAGGATTACGACCAAGGAACCAGGCAGGAAACATCTCGGAACATAACATAGACTTTCCATGTCTTGGTGGCATGAATATAGCTAGACGATCAAATTCATCTCGTTCAAGAGCCTCTAAACTTTTAGCGATTAATTGTATATGAGCAGGTGTACTATAGCCGTTATACATATGTTGAGCAAACTTTAGTACAGAAGTTTGTGCTCCAGATACTTCCTGTTTTTCTTTTTGATTTTTAATTACAAGAAAAGCTTTCTCTCGAATCTCTTGAGGAGCCTTTTTATCTAGTAATATCTGTTCAGCTTTTTGTAGTATCTCTAAGTTCATAAAAGAAACTTTCATCATCTCCTGCAACCCATTTAGAATGATGCTCGACACTATATTCAATAGTAGAAACTTTATAATCAGGGAACGTCATTTCTTTCGGAGATAAACTTTTATCGTAAAATATAACTCGATTATTTGGTTGAGCTGCATAATGACCATTATCTAATTCAATAATATTGAAAGACTTATGTTGACTAGGAACTTCTGAGTAACCACAGTTAGGAATGTTAGGATCGGCGTGTGCAGAATCTATCGTAAACAGATAAACTCCGTAATGCCAATTTTTATTTGGTGAGAAATACTTACAACGACCTGTTCCTGCGTTACATTTTTCTATAACAGAAATGTGGTAACTGAAACAATCCCATAACTGTAACTCTTCTAATGGTAAACTATCTTCTGGCTTTACTGGCTTTGAGCAGAAAGCAGATATAGGCAGCTTATCAAAAAGAGCGCCAGAATTATATAAGTACGTTTCGAAATACAAAGCTCTGCCGGTAATCGACTTAGCAGTGACCCAAACACCTTTTTCAAATTCTCCATGACCTTTTTCATGGTCATAAAGATACTCTTTTTTTACATAAACTTCAATAGGGGGAATGTTTGCTACAAGAAAAGCCATTAATTATTTATATATGAAATTTATACATATAAAAGCTATTTGTTCAGTCGCTACTCGCTCCTACAGGCACAAGCACTCGTTTTTTCTGAAACTTATACGAAGTTTTTCAGTAAACTTAATACGAAAATTCTACGAGGAATTTTATTTTCCTCGTAGAAAAAAATTAACTTAGATTATAATTTATTTACTATCTCTAAAGCTTTCTTATTTAAAGATATTAATTCCTCTTTATTAGAAATTTTATTATCTTTAAGAAATGAAAGATTTAGATTAATAGTATCTAAGTATCTTAATTTAAAATCTTTATTAAGATTTTTTAAATCTATCGAATAGATAGTTTTTAAGATCTTAGTATTATAATCGTAATCGTCTTTACTCATTCCGTTTTTAACGGAATTTTCAATAGTAGTAGAGAATTTATAATTCTCTAATCTAATAAACGATTTTCCTTTTTTATCGTTTACTAAACGATGAAGAATTAAATTATCTTTAATTCTTAAAAGAGAAGAAGGAAATTTATTTAGTTTTCCTTTTCCTTTTTCATCTACTTTAGATTTACTCATTTTCTCTTTCTCCTTTCTATCTTTAAAATAAAGATAGTATATTTATTTCATACTTTTCGAAAAAAGTAAAATTATTTTTCATCTTTTTTTTAAAAAAAATGTGAGGATAAATAAAATAAAAACCCCATAAATAACAGATAAATTATAGTATCCATCTTTTTCCTTTCTAAAATTAGAATATAAAAAATTAAAACAATTTGAAACATATATATATTATAGTTGATCAGAGATGCGCCGACTTGCGCCATAATAATTGTTATATATTATATATACCTCCCACTCCCTACTCCCTACTTAAACAGCAAAAGCTGTGATCAAGGGTCAACGAGTCAACGGTGATCAACGATCAAGGTTAAAAAAAAGGGGCCCGAAGGCCCCTTGTTATATTATAACTTATTGATTATTTTTGTGAATTCGTTAAGGTTATTTTGCATTTCCTTACTTAGCTTTGCGCCTTCGAATTCCTTAAGGAATGTCAAATATAATTCCTTGTGGTCTTTCTTAAGATATCTTGCGATAAGAACGTTAGGCTTTTTAAATTTGCCATTATTCATAGTATCGTATGCGATATCTATTGATCTATAACCCTGTTCGAATGCTTCCTTAACTGTGGTAGCTTTCTGTGCTTTTCCATAAATCTCATGTGATTTACTTCCTTGCTGCTTAGGGTTAACAAGTCTAAATAATACTTTGTCGTTGCCGATCATAGTAGTTACTTTAGGTAGTTTTGCTTTTTTCATTTTTCTTTCTCCTTTATTGTGGTTTTATTTTACTAAAATAAATAACAAAAGTAAACATCTTTATTTTAAAGTTGTGGAAAACTTTTGACTGGTTGTACAGGGTTGTACAGACGTGTACCTCGTACTACGAACTACTGGTACATGATTGTACAGTATAGATTCTAGGTCCTAGGGTCAACAGTCAACAATCAACAACCATCAACCGCTTACTGTGGGTTGCTGTAGGATGCTTTTAGGGAATCAAGGTATTGGGCTATGTCGTCATCGCTCATGGTGTCAAGGTTTGTTGTCTTGATCTCTTTCTTATCAACAAGGTACCCTAACATTTGTGCCTTGAGCCTAGCAGCCTGAACCGCTGCACCTATTTGCCCTCTTTCTCTAGCTTCTTGGATCATGGCATCAATCGATTCGATCTCCTTGTCCATAGTGTGAATGGTTTGTTGATGTTGAAGAGAGCGTAAACGATCAAGGGCCTTGCGTATTTTATCCTTCTTTAGTAGGCGGGTAGCTTGAACGTGCGCTGCAGATTGTGCATAACCGGCTTCTAAAGCCGCTTGTTTCTTACCTAAACCTTGAAAGATATATTCGACAAACTTCTTTTCCTTGTCTGATAAAATCTTACTTTCGGCACTAGTAAAAT